ATTATAAAACATTGATGTTCTGTCATTGAAAGATTACGACAAGGAAAATATCTTTCTTTACCTTTTATATTTAACAGCAAACCACAAGATTCTTTCGGATCTTCTCGTTGTGCATGAAGTAGTGCTTTATATTTCCAAGTCATCAAACAAACGTACCAATAGACGGGAAGATAGAGCGAGTGCACTGTCTTTTTGGTATTCTAACTCCTGCTAAATCTGTAGGAGCAGCAAGTTCAAATTCAACTGCCTCTCTAGTTTCTGTTGCTTTACGATCTACAAAATAAATTTCTTGAGGAAATTCTGCTGTATTATCTGCTGTAGGGTTAGTTCCGTCAGCAAAATTAACAGCATCAATAAATCTAGCTAATGTTCTTATTCTTGTAACTGTAGCTCCTGTTAAATCATTACCAGTTGTTGTTTCATTTACTGACAAAAGTATTGCTGAAATTAATCCTGTGGCATTACTGATAGTTATTTTTGGTCTCGGTAACTGTCCACGTTGAAAAGCAAAACCTGATGCTTGTACAGGAAATCTAAGGTATTCGTTACCCGCCCATACTATTTTGCCATTAGCGTTTAAATTGCTTCCAGCATGAAATCTGTAAATTGTATTTGCACCATGTAATGCTGTAGATAATTGAAGAGTGAACAATTCAATAATTGCCGATGGGTTGATTGATTGCAAATTACTGAATACTGCTGAATTTACTGTCATTATGATGCTGGCTCAAATACTTGTCTAAAGGTAGCTTGAATCGTAGCTCTATTATTATATGGTATTGATTTGCTCCAGTTTTCACAAACAAATTCAGAAGATGAACTTTCTCCTGGAGGAGTAAAAGTAAAGCTATCACTATCGTTTGCTCTGG